TTGAGAGCTTCACCAATTGCTTTCAAGTTCCTGCAAGACAAGTCGTTTGTCACTGGACTCATGGGGCCAGTCGGATCTGGTAAGTCCTATGTCTGTGCCGCCAAAATAATGATCCGTGCAGTGCAACAAAAACCATCCCCTGTGGACGGCATCAGGTACAGCCGCTTTGTCATTGTGCGTAACAGCTACCCTGAACTCAAGACCACCACGCTCAAAACTTGGGGCGATCTTTTTCCTGAGAACGTCTATGGCCCGATCCTACATACCCCACCTATCACTCACCACATCAAGCTTCCACCCAGAGGTGATGCGGCAGGGATTGACTGTGAAGTTATTTTTCTGGCTCTTGACCAGCCTAAAGATGTCCGTAAATTGCTTTCGCTTGAACTCACAGGCGCTTGGGTTAACGAAGCCAAAGAACTCCCAAAAGCTGTCATCGATGGACTTACACACCGAGTGGGACGATATCCCACCAAACGAGATGGTGGCGCTACATGGCACGGCATCTGGATGGACACAAACCCGATGGACGATGACCACTGGTGGCACAGACTTGCCGAAAAAGAACCCATCACAGGAAAGTACGCATGGAAGTTCTTCAAACAACCAGGCGGGGTAATCGAAGTCCCATCAGATAACTTGCCCGAAAACCCAGAAGCCAATGACCATATCTTTGCCTCAGCCAAATGGTGGAAGATCAATCCAATGGCTGAAAATATCAAAAATCTACCGCCAGGCTACTATCTCCAGCAGTTGGCAGGGAAAACCCTAGACTGGATTCGCTGTTATGCCGAGGGCAAATACACCTTTGTGCAAGACGGTAAGTCTGTCTGGCCTGAGTATGACGACAACATCATGGCTACCGAATTGGAACCAGACCCCAATCACCCGATTCAGGTCGGACTGGACTTTGGCTTGACCCCAGCAGCAGTGTTTGGACAGCGTATGCCCAATGGTCAGTGGCGTGTTTTGCATGAAATCGTGACTTTTGACATGGGGTTGGAGAGATTCGGGCAAACCCTAATGGCTGAATTGCAGACCAGATTCCCGAAATACGAAATTCGGATCTGGGGTGATCCTGCTGGTATGCAACGAGATGCCATTTATGAGACAACTGCCTTTGAATACTTGCGCTCACTGGGACTCAGAGCCGAGCCAACCGCCACCAATGACTTCAAAGCTCGCAGGGAAGCCGCAGCCGCTCCCATGAATCGCATGGTTTCAGGCAAACCAGGCTTGCTGGTCAACAAATCCTGTAAGCTTTTGCGAAAATCCTTGTCTGGTGGCTACCACTTCAAGCGAATTGCAGTCGGTGCTGGGCATGAAAGGTTCCGAGATACGCCAAACAAGAACGAACATTCCCACGTTGGTGACGCTTTTGGCTATTTGATGACTGGTGGCGGTGAATATCGCCAGTTGACCAGAGGTTCCCAGTCTGCCAATGGCAAAGTCTTTATTGCGTCCTCCGTCACAGCCGCAGATTTCGATGTCTTCGCTTGATATTTTTGAGCTTTTACCCAAAAACTCACCGCTAAATTGGATTCCCTTCAATGCAGGTCATGCCATGACTCTGCAAATAGATCCATCCATCAAGGAAACCCTACCCAGAAATAGACCGCTGGCTGAGTTGATAGAGGCTCAAGCCAACCAAGGCCATGCTATCACTGCGATATTACAAAGCAAGCCTGTTGCCATTTTTGGTGCTAGTGATGTCTGGGATGGGGTCGCAGAAATGTGGCTCAACTGCGAGGAAAGGCTTAGAACATATGGGAAAACCATGACCCGTGCCGCCCAAATCTACGCTGATTACATTGTGATATCAAGAAACTTGCATCGTTTGCAGATCACAGTAAGATGCGCTGACTTGAGAGCGGTGCGCTGGGGACTTGCCCTTGGTTTTGAGATTGAGGGCTTAATGAAAAAGTATGGCGCTGACGGATCTGATTTTTTTATGATGTCAAGGAGTTAACTATGTCTGGAGTTGGTAACTTAGTCAAAAAAGTGGGTGATGCAATTTTTTATGGTGGTGATCCAGAAGTAAGGGAAGAAGCCAAACGAGCGCAACAAGAGCAGATTGCTACTCAAAACAAAGTTCTTGCCAAGCAAGAAGCTGTAATGAATCAACAGCAAACTGAGATGGCGCAAAAGGCACAAGCGGCACTCAAGGCTAGACGGGGTGGTGGGCTGCGCTCATTGCTGTCTGGATCTGAACTTGGCTTGGCAGAGCAAGATGGAACAAAAACTAAATTAGGAGCCTGATTGTGGCGACAGACAACAAAGCCAAGATGCAATCCAAAGTGCAGAAGGTTATGAAGGAATATTCCTCTGGCAGTCTTAAATCTTCCAGTGGTCAAAAGGTCAAAAGCCGAGATCAAGCTGTTGCCATTGCAATGAGCGAAGCTCGACAATCAGTCAAGAAGAAGTAAATGCCAATCATTGTTCAGCGAGAGTCAGAGAATACAAAAGCAATTCTCACAACGCTGACTCATAAGAACAACGCTGGAGAGCAAATAATCTCTGGCGCTGATGCGCCTGTGATCATGGTTGATGTCAACCATCAGCGCAATCACGATGGCAGGGCTTTTTATGCATACAAGATTGCGCCAGATTCAGCACCATTGGCAGCACTTGCAAGCATAGACATTGTGCTGGCTTCCCCATCTGGTGTATATCCACATCTAACAGTTGAGGGTTTATGTCTTGGAGATGCAGAGTTGTACATCTATGAAGGCACATCTACCACTGGTGGTACAGCATTCACACCCAGCAACCGAAATCGCAATTACGCTATCAGCAATCCCAGTCAAGTTGCTATGGTTATCAACCCATCAGTCACATCTGTTGGTACTGAAATTGATGCAGAGATTATTCCTGGCGGTGTTGGAAAGAAGTCTGGCGGTGGAACGGCAGGGTCATTGGAATATGTACTCAAGCCATTAACCAACTACCTGTTTCGATTAACCAATGTCAATGGCACAGCACACGCTGCATCCTTAACTTTGGAGTGGTACGAATGAGTATGAATAAAAAAATCTGGAACAAGGCCCGACCAAAAGATTTGGGAGAGCCAAAGAAGTTGTCACCCAGCGATAAGCGTTCAGCTATGGAAAGCGCCAAAAAAGCAGGTCGTCCTTATCCAAATTTGATCGACAACATGAATGCTGCGAGAAAGAAATGAGTAAGTACAAGGATCCTCAAGGCGGTCTGACAGAAGCTGGTAGGCGTAAATTTGAACGCTCTGGCGAAAGCAAAGACTTAAAGCCTGGTGTCAAAGCATCCAACCCAACAGGGCAAGATGCCAGACGCAAAGGATCCTTCTTAACACGCTTTTACACCAATCCAAGTGGCCCATTGGTGGACAAAAAAGGCAAGCCAACAAGACTTGCGTTGGCTGCAAATGCATGGGGTGAGCCAGTACCAAAAACACAACAAGCCGCAGCCAGACTGGCGGCAAAAGGCAGGGCTATTTTGAAAAGATACCAAGCAAGCAAGAAGGATTGATATGGCAAAAATGAGCGTAGAGCAAGTCCTTGAACGGCAAAAGATTGCTCAGAACAAAAAGGATGACTTCAAGTCTTTGTATGAAGACGCAATGGAGTTTGCACTGCCGCAACGCAACCTGTATGGTGGCGAGTATGAAGGGCGTGTCGGTGGCAAAAAGAAGATGAGTCGTGTCTTTGACTCGACCGCCATCAACTCTACCCAGCGATTTGCCAACAGACTTCAGTCTGGCATCTTCCCGCCACAGCGCAAATGGTGTCGATTGGAACCTGGCACTGACATACCCGTCAACCGTAGGTCAGAAGCCCAGCGTGTGCTGGATCTGTACAACGAAAAACTGTTTGCCGTCCTGAAGCAATCCAACTTTGACATCGCCATGGGCGAGTTTCTTTTGGACTTGTCTGTGGGGACAGCGGTTATGCTGGTGCAACCAGGGGATGCGACATCGCCCATCAACTTCATTCCTGTCCCCCAGTACTTGGTCAGTTTTGAAGAAGGCGCAAATGGTCAAGTTGACAATGTCTACCGCAATATGAGGATCAAGGGTGAGTCCATTCAGTTGCAGTGGAAAGATGCCAAGATCCCAGTCGATCTACAGCAGCGCATCAGCGACAAGCCCACAGAAGAGGTTGACCTTGTGGAAGCCACCATTCTGAACATTGATCGTGGTGACTACAGCTACTATGTGATTGACAAGAAAAGCAAACAAGAGCTTGTCTACCGCAAGTTGAAGTCCAGCCCATGGGTGGTCAGCCGATACATGAAGGTTGCTGGCGAGATCTATGGTCGTGGGCCAGTGCTGACTGCATTGCCAGATATCAAGACGCTGAACAAGACCAAGGAACTGCTGCTCAAGAATGCCAGCCTTGCAATCACTGGCGTATATACAGCGGCAGATGATGGTGTCTTGAACCCAGCCAATGCAGAAGTTGTCGAGCGCATGAAGGAACTGGCTCAGAACTTAGGATCTGCGTTTGGTCGATTGGTCAATGAAACCATGATTCCTCTGGTGACCAAGATCTTGGAAGTCATGGATCGTGACGGCATCATTGATTTGCCTTTGAAAGTCAATGGATTGGAAGTCAAGGTCAGCCCAGTCAGCCCATTGGCAATGGCTCAAAATCTGGACGAAATCAACAACATTATCCAGTTCATGCAGATCACGCAAGGTCTTGGCCCTGAAGGTCAGATGGCGATCAATGCTGGTGCGGCAATTGACTACATTGCTGACAAGTTGGGTGTACCAGCCGCAGTCAGAACCAGTGCAGAAGAGCGCAAAGCAATGATGCAACAGATGGCTCAGATGGCACAACAAGCATTACCTGCTGAAGGTGGCGCAGCGCCAGCATTACAAGGAGCAATGGCTTGAGTGGATGGGAAGACTTAGAAAATGAATCAGCACCATTTGAACCTGATCAGGCTGGTGTTGATTTAAACCTCCAGATGGCAAAAGCGTTTGCCACTGATGAGGGACAGAAGGTGTTGGCATGGCTACGAGAGTTCTATCTTGAGCAACCATGCTGGCAACCTGGTGCGGATCAATCGCTGGGTGCGTTCCGAGAAGGACAAAACAGTGTGATCCGAGATATTGAAAACCGCATACGAAAGGCAAAGAACCAATGAGCGAAGCAAATGACAACCCTGGCCTGCTGGAAGCTGCTGCAACACAAGCACCTCCACAGCAGACAACCGAGGGCCAAGAGCCAGCAATAAATCATATTCAAGGCGATCCTACTGCTCAGGATGATGAACCTTTGGAGCGTCCAGACTTTTGGCCTGAGAAGTTTTGGAACAAAGACAAGGCAGAACCTGATCTGGAAGGCATCAGCAAGTCTTATGTGGAACTAGAGAAGAAGTTCCGCTCTGGCACACACAAGCCCCCAGAAGACGGCAAATACAACCTACAAGCGGCTGGTCTGGCAGAAGATGACCCAGTGGCACAGGCTTACACCAGCTGGGCGCAGAAGTACGGCATCTCTCAGCAAGCCTTTGAAGATCTTGCAA